TCAGCCCCATAGCCTACTCCCAGTCAACCAATCAGCATCGACTCTTTCTATTGTCACACCGCTGCCTTTACAGACATTATTTAAAACTCTATCGCGTCCCACCCGATCTTTTCTCTTGTGACTAGCATCATCCAACTCAATCACTCTCACCACTTCCATCGATTCTTTATCACAAATCACGAAATCGAAATGCCACTGCGACACCTGCCGAAACAGGGCCATCCACTCACGGCTTCGTTCTTTATAGAGAGCGGTATTCGGCTGGATGACGTCGACCACGCGGACCTGGCAAAACACGCGGTGAGTGTCGCCATATTTGTGCTGCAGGACTTTGAATAGCACCTGCTCGGGCTCGGTGAGCAAGCGACCCTTCTTCACATAAGCATCGCCACGTTCGATCAACTCGGCCGCCGTGACTTTCGTTGGCTGTCTGGTGGGTTTGCCTCGATATCCCTTTTTGAAACCGCTAACGATGGCCCAGTAAACAATCCTTCTGAATAGGCCATTCAGCGTTGCCAGCAAGGCGACACACAAAACGCCAACCACCAGGAAGGTAATCGCGGCGTACGCGATCAGGTCGTTTAACTGCATTGTTCCCCCGACGCCCGGTACTGCTTCTTATCTGTATTCCAGGTTCATCGGTAGATCCTTGGGATTCTTGAGCGTCTAGCGCGCCCTTTCCCTTTCCCCGCCCATCACTCGTTCCCTGTTCACCGGTACCAGCGCTCGGCTACTCGCCTCGCGACCCGGTATCCGTTCCTGTCGGCTTGAGCCGATCTCTCGTCCGTTCTATCTCCGGGCTCACCTGCCCCGCTGCTTCGTTGACCTGCCCGGTCATCAGCCACAGCGTGTACTTCGGCCATTGCTGGCAAATAGAAGCCAGTAGGTCCCCTTTCGGGACCCTTCCCGTCTGCTCGATCCCAATAAGAGTCTTTTTCGGCACACCAACAAGTTCTGAGAACTCTGCACGGCCCGACGTCTCTGTTTCACGGATGAGACGAATTTTTTGCGCAAGGTCGCTTGACATGTGCCTATCTCTGGGTACACTCCGAATTAAGCTGTGCTCATTTATGAGTCTACCCATAACGAGGAACAGCGACTGTTGTCTTTTCGTCAGCACGTGACAACAGACAGAACTTACCACAGCGAGCCAAAACGAGCCGATACGACAATGGAAAAGAATAACGCGCCTCAGGTCTCGGCCACCGTGCCAGTCATGACCATCGAGCGATTCTCCGAGCTCACCGGCATGTCCTACAGCGCCATCAAAGGGCAGCTACAGCTCGGCAACCTTCCGCTGTTCAAGATCGGCCGTCGCCGCATGGTCAACATCGCTCTCCTGACCGCCGAATGCCTCCAGTCGGAGGACTGGTCATGAATCGTCGATCTCCTACCCAACTTTCCAAAATTTATTTAGGCCAAGGCCTTCATTTTTCGCGCCGTTTGTCGTTAACATGCGTTAACACGGCTGAACAAGACGGCCGTGCCCCCTTTTCGATTGCTACAGGCGACCTCGAACCCCGACCTGTCAGAAACGCCAAAAAATCGACTTTTGGTTGCTTCCCCGCGACCGCTTCAACCCGGTATGGCAAACGGTCTATCCCGACCGCTTCCCATAGCCGGGTTTTTTTTGCAGCAAAATCAGGCATCACCCAAAAGCTGTATATCACTACATCAATTTATTTAACGAAGGTTATTTCTCTTCTTCTAAAAGTCGGTTTAGCATCAGCCTGTGCAACGGTCTCTTGTTCCTCGGCCCGTTCCTCCGAACTCAAGTCCGTCAGAGCCATTAATAGGCTTGCACCGAACTATAGCGACCATGAACAGCGCTATTACCTAAACGACGTCCTGACTCGATCAGTTGACGCAACACTCGCCCGCACTGGCCTATGGCGCTATCAAGCCGTATATCCAGTGCGGTTTTTTTGTAATTCTCTCATTACATATCTACAAACTTTTATCGCGATCTATCGCGCGATATTAGCTGCTCTTATTTGTGCGACTAAAGTATCGCCAAAAACCGCGTTATTCTTGATTTCTCGGGTTTTTTTAATTGCCCGGGCGACGCTTATCGACGACACTTTCCTTACTAGGCCTGAGTCATCATTACTCGATTCTGCCTTCATCGCGTTCATGGTCGCCTTCCAGGGGAAGCGATCTTTTCCGGCCCCTAAGTCCCTCATCTCCCCGATGACACTGACCGGGCCGTTTTTTTTGCCCCCGATTTCCGCCTCAACCGCGTTCCCTTTGGTCCGTGGCGCTTCCGCCTGCTCGTCTATCCCATCCCGGCAGGTTGCCCCAGCGTCACGGGCCTTTTTTCTCCCCACAGCGATGATGCGTTCACTCCTGAATGCGCATCGCAGTCATGCAGTACCCACCCACACGAGGAACACCCAATGACCACCGCGAAGAAGCAACCCGTTCGCGTGTTCCTGGAACAGACCGATCACTCTCGGTTTCTGGTTCAGGCAGGCATGAACCAACTCACACCTTCCGCCCTGGGCGAACGGCTCTTTCAGTATGGCCTTGCCCAACTCGAGCGCGGCGACCGCTCCGTCTTGGAAGGTGACCCTTCTCCGGCCCGCCCGGAACCGGGGCGCTAATCATGTTCCTGCCTGCCCGTCACCCGTCGCCCATCGGTCGCACGGCCTCCCAGGCCGGAACCGTGCCCCCCGTCATACCCTGCGCAGCACGGGTTGACGGGGGGGGCGGGATCGGCCGCCGTGCATCACGACCGATGGCGCGCGGTGTCGGGTGGGCAGACGCCTGCCCGGAGCCCCGAGTTCTGAGGGAGCGGGCCCGGCGGTGTCTCCAGGGGCGCGCCTACGGTCACGCCGCGCTCCTCTACGCCCAGGCGGAACACCTAACCCGGATGCTCGATCCCGAGTCATCCGACCTCTCTGAGCTAGTCGTACTCGCTCGCCACTGCCACACCCTGGCAACCCAGTACCAACGCTAACAAGGAATCCACCATGTCCATGATCAACACCATCATCGCTCGCGTTTCCGGTGCCTCTCGTTACGAATTCGAAGGCCGCAAAGGCGGCAAGGTCAGCATCATCAACGAAGTCGACGCCGACAACGACAACCAGATCGGCATGCAGAACTCCGATATGTCCGCCGACTTCTCCATCGTCGATCAGATTCGTAACGCCGGGGTCGAGTTGCCCTGCAACCTCGAACTCGATATCGAGCTGCGCATGGTTCGCGCCGGCCAGAACAAGCAGCAAACCACCTCGATGCACGTGATTGCTGCCCGCCGCCCCAAGGGCGCCGGATCGGCACCGGCCAGCAACGCCAAGCCGGAATCGGCCAAGGCGTAACGCCACACCTGATTCATCACCAGACGTCTTCCCAACAACGAGGAGCCACCGATGACCGCTGAACAGTTCGATCAACTGTGGCTCCTCACGTTTTGTACCGCGCTCGTCGTCTCATTCGGGCTCGGTGCAATCAAAGGTGGCCAGCGATGAGTTCCGCAACCCTCATCGGCTACCTGCTAGGAGCCTACGCCCTCGGTTGGGCGTGGGGTAAGTCCACACTCGCGTTCAAGCAATTCATGGAAAAAACACTATGAAAACTCAACTGAAAAACGCTGTCGTCCGTACCCGTTTCGCCCTCCGCAACGTCGCCGGCAAGGCAACGGCCGTCTCCCTCACCATGATCGGCGGTACCACCGCTGCCATGGCGTCCGAAGGCGGTTCCGCTGCCTCTGCCGCGTTCTCCGAACTCTCCAGCCAGGCCAGCAGCATGGCCAGCGAAGCGTGGCCCGTCGTGACCGCCATCGTCGGCTCGCTGCTCGCCATCGGCCTGTTCAAGAAGTTCGCCAACAAAGCCACCTGATTGGGTGGTTCAACCGGCCCCGATCTCCGCCCTGGGCGTACACCGGGGCCGGTGACTCAAGGGGCCTTCCGGGGCTCCTTTTTTGTTGGTGATTTATGCGCTACTTGTTCTTTATAATATTTATTTTCGCGTTTGTTCCTGTAAAGGCTTTTGCATCTACAACATGCGCTCAGGCATCCTCCTATGAGAGAATAAAGGAGGTTTCTGCTCGCGATTGTGGTGCGACTCCCTATTATATCTCATGGTCTACCCGTGGTTTTCCTCCAACATATGGGGCTCATACTATTGATCTAGATGATCCTTTTTCTGAAATTCCTACCGGCAACAACACTGATCATTTTATTTATAATTTAGTGTATACCGATCAGCAATGTGAGGATACGTATGGCGGTGGCGTCATGCGGGATATAGTTATTCCTGCTAATGCTGATATTTCTAATACATCTGCTATAGATACAGGTGCGTGTCGTCTTTACCCTACTCCGGGGGTCACATTCTGCACTAATAATGATGATGGTACTCAACGATGTTCTAATTATTGGATGGCAGAGTCCACAGGCGAGATGAATGGCGATGTTACGGGTCGTGTTTATGATACTAAATTCTCGTTAACGGATGATCCGTCCAGCTGCTCGAATGGTTCATATACCTCTGCCGGCAAAACCTATTGTTATAACGGTACGGCGTCACCCGTTCATGAATACCCTGTACCTGATTCAAATGATTCCGAAACTGGCGATGGCTCTGATAGCGGCGATACAGGCGGCGACTCTGGCGATACTGGCGGCTCTGACGGCGGTTCTTCCGGTGGTGATTCCGACGGCGGCTCAACCGGTGGTGATTCCGGCAGCGGTGGTGATTCCGGCAGCGGTGGTGGCTCTGGCGGTGGCGGTGGCGGCTCATCGGGGGGCGGTAGTGGCGGCTCATCGGGCGGTGGTTCCGACGGCGGCTCAACCGGTGGTGATTCCGGCAGCGGCGGCGGCTCTAGCGGTGGCGGCTCGTCAGGGGGCGGTAGTGGGTCAGGTGGCTCGACCGGTGGCGATAGCGGCTCTGACGGTGGCAGTTCCGGTGGTGACAGTGACAGCGGTAACGATGACGGCGACGGTCTAGGTGCCGTTCTCGATGCCATAGCGGGGGTACGCAAGGCCATCAACGATGGCTTCCAGGGACTCGTCGATAAGGTCTACGGCGTCACCGACTCCGTGGATGATGTGAAGGCCTCCGTCGATGAAGGCAATCAGGCTGCCGAAGATCGTTTCTCGGCGCTTGCTGAATCCGGCCCGACCGAGGCCGATCTGGAAGCCTTGGTTGGCAATAGCGAGGGGGTGATGCAGGAAGCTCTCGACGGAGCCGGTAGCACGCTCACCGACTATATCGACGGCAGCGATTCCACTTTTTCCAACCTCGTCTCTAGCATGGAAAGTCTGGCCGGATCTGTCCTGCCCGATGTGCCTTCGCCTTCGTGTTCCCCTCTCGTTTTCGCTCCCGGCAAGGTCTATAGCGTCACCATCGAATGCGAAATTTTCGAACTCATCCGCGCTGCGCTCGCGTGGATTCTCTACGCCTTCACGGCCTGGATCATGATCTCAACCATGTTCGCCAGCCGCCCCGCTTAAGGAGATTTTCATGGCCGCACCTATCGCCGCCGCTGCCGCCATCTGGGCCGCAGCCGTTCAAGTTATCAGTCAGGGCGTTTTTAAAGCTCACGTCGAGATATTCAGCATCAAGATGGTCCTTCGCACCGGCCTTTTCCTGATCAAGGTTGGTGCCATCGTCTTGGTGATTTCGCTTCTCTACACCACGGTCGACGATCTTTTCAGCACTATCGCGGTTTCACTTCCTCCCATGCTCAGCCAGGGCATCGAGCGTATTCTGCCGGGCAATTTCATCGCCTGCCTTTCCGCGATCATCGGTGTTAAAGCAGTCGCGTTCCTGTTCGCGATCTACACCAAATTGATCTCGCTATTTCTGAGTGACTTCTGATGGCCGTCTACGTTGTCACCGGCAAACTCGGCGCGGGTAAAACCCTGGTCGCTGTCGGCAAGATCAAGGACAAGCTCAACCGCGGTTGCCCGGTAGCTACCAACCTGGATCTCCGGCTGAACAAGCTGATCGGGGAGAAAGCCAGGAACACCCGCGTTTATCGCATCCCGGACAAGCCCCAGCTGGCCGACCTGGAAGCGATCGGCAGGGGTAACGAGAGCTACGACGAGCACAAGAACGGTCTCCTGGTGCTGGACGAGTGCGGTACCTGGTTCAACTCCCGCTCCTGGGCGGACAAGTCACGCCAGGCCGTCATCGACTGGTTTCTCCACGCTCGCAAATTGGGCTGGGACATCATTTTCCTGATCCAGGATCTCTCGATCATGGACAAGCAGGCCCGCGTTGCCCTGGCCGAACACGTCGTCTATTGCCGCCGCCTGGATCGTCTCTCGATCCCGTTCATCGGCTCGCTGTGGTCGATGTTCGCCGGCGGCAAGCTGCCGATGCCCAAGGTCCACCTCGGCATCGTCAAGTACGGCGATTCTCCGCAAAGCCTCGTCGTCGAACGCTGGACCTACACCGGGCGCTCCCTCTATCCGGCCTATGACACCAAACAGGCGTTCTCCGACGCCTATCCCCACCAGACCTATTCCATGCTGCCGCCGTGGCTCACCCATGGCGTGTTCCGCGTACCCCGCGACGCGAGGTTCTATATGCGCCTGACCCGCATCTACTGGAAACGCTTCAACCGACCGTTGATGGCGGTCGCCGCTTTCGTTCTGGGAATCGTCCTCACCACGTCCGTGCTGGTCATCGATCAAGTCGATGCCCGCAACAGCACAGCAGACACCGAGGCCACGCCCGACACCTCCGCCCCGACGGTCGACCTCACGGCCTACCGACGGGCGCGGATCACCGGGTATGCCCAGTTGGGCGACCTCACCACCTATCGACTCCTGGACGGCGACAACCGGCCCACCACCAGCCACGACCTCGAGCGCCAAGGGCTCACCGTTGTGCCGATGGGCGCCTGTCACCTCCGCCTCGCATCTGGAGCCCAACATGCTGACATCGGTTGCTAGACATGCCCTGGCCGCGATCACCCTCGCCGTCTCGTTCGTTGCCATTCCCGCTCACGCCATGCCCATCGACATGCAGGGCGCCGACGTGCGGGAGTTCGTCCACTGGTACTCCCAGCAGACCGCCACGCCCATCGCCATCGATCCCCGCGTCGACGGTACGCTCACCGTCTACGCCCCGGACGTGACACCGGAACAGCTCCCCGAGTTCTTCCAGGGCGTGATGCAGTCCCACGGCTACCAGCTTGTCCCCGGCAACCCGCCGACACTGGTACCCGCCCGCGCCCAACAGACGTTCATGGGCCAGATCGGCACCCCGGAACCACAGCAACCCACCGTCTCCCGCGTGCTGCCGATCACCCATCTCCGGGCCGACGATCTCGCGCCCCTGGTCAACGCCTTTCTGGCCCAGACCACCACCGGCAGCCTGTCGACCGCCAACGCCCAGGTTCTCCACGCGTCCAACGCGCTCCTGGTCAACGGCCCGGCGGATCGCGTCGATGACCTGGAACGCCTACTGCCCCAGATCGACGTCACCCGCGCCCAGGTCCTCATCCGCGCCATCATCTTCGAAACCAGCGACGGCGATACCTTCGATCTCGGTGTCGCCTTCGGACGGGCCCGAAACGGCAGCAACCCCGCCGGCGGCTTCAACACCTCCAGCCTGGGGAACGCGCTGTCCGTGCCCGGGGCATCGTTCGGGATCTTCGATGGCGACACCCTCGCGCTCGCCGTCAACGCCATCCGCCGCGACTCCAATGCCCGGGTGCTCTCCACCCCGCAGATCCTCACCCTCTCCGGTCAGCGCGGCACCATCAGCGTCGGCCAGAACGTCCCGTTCATCACCGGGCGCATCACCGGCCAAGCGGCCAACATCGAAAACCCGTTCCAGACCATCGAGCGCAAGGACATCGGCATCACCCTGAACGTGTTCCCGGTGGTCACGCCCTCGGGGTTGGTGGTCATGGACGTCAACACCGCCGCCGACAGCCTGACGGACTCGCTGCTGGCCTCGGACATCATCACCAACCAGCGCAGCATTGCCACCACGGTTCAGATCCAGTCCGGCCAGTCCGTGCTCCTGGGCGGCCTCGTCTCCGAGGAAAACCGCCGCCAGGACAACTCGGTCCCGGTGCTCTCCGACATCCCCGTCATCGGTGGCCTGTTCCGCTCGACTTCGACCAGCAGCCAGACCAGCAATCTCTATGTGCTGCTCCAGGCCACCGTGCTACCGACTCAGGAAACCGCCTCATGACCTCGACAACGGCTATCGATAGCTTTTCCCGCGACGATCGCGGTGGATCTCATAGACAGCCCCTATCCAACGCCTGGGTACCGCTCGCCCAATGGCTCGCGATCCTGACCATGACGGTCGAGCACGTCTCCAAGTTCCTCTGGCCGGCTGCCGCGTTCACGCCCTGGGCCATCGCTCTCGGCCGAATCGCCTTCCCGCTGTTCGCCGGCATGGTGGCTTGGCACCTTCTCCACAACACCCGCCGACCGGCTCGCTACGGCCTCCGGCTGCTCTGGGTCGGCTCCCTGGCGCAGCTGCCCTATGCCCTGGTGATCACGCCGGACAAGCTCAACGTCTGCTTCACCCTCGGCCTAGGCACGCTCGCCATCATCGCCCTGCAGCAGATCCAGGAACGCACCCTCCAGGCCGCCATCGGTATCGTCCTGATCATCCTGGCTCTCTCGATCAGCCCTTACGTCGAATACGGCCTGTTGGGCCTGCTCCTGGTGCCGGCATTCGTACTGGCCTATCGCTACCCACACCGCACCGTCGCCGCGATCCCGGCATTGCTCCTGGCCGCCATGATCAATGGAACACCGCTTCACATGCTGATCAGCACCGCCACGGCCATGACGCTCGTCCTGCTGGCCAACGGCTCGCTGCGCCTCGACGTTCCGATCCCAGCCATCCCGCGCCCGCTCCGGCTCTCCTGGTATCCGCTGCACCTCGCCACTATTGCCGTCATCACCTGGGGAATCACGCCATGAGCATCTTCATCACGGACTGCCGGGGATCCATGACTAGTGAGCCTGGGCGAATCTGTCGTGGATCAACGGGAGTCAAAGCACGTTATGCCCAACACGACATAACAGGAAAAACCACTGGTTCACTGCGTGTCATTACATGTCATTGGCAAAACCCGATGCACATATCGGAACAGGTACTTACGGGGGAGCACCTCATAAATGATCATCCAGCCATCCCACTCGGCGAGACCCTCCCTGTAACACGTCTCGCAGATCAAATAACGAACCGACCATTTCGGCTCACACCGTACAGTTTTGGAGTTTTATGAAATGAAGACTTGGGAACGCTATTCACTCGAATCACTGGCACGCGACGAGCAGGACAAACGGGGCTCGCTTTTCATCAGTCCCAAGGGCCAGCGCAATCTCTCGAACATCAAGCTTCTCCACACCGGCGTCGACACCGTACGTCAGCTTTACGCCGGCAAGCCGTGCATGCACCTGTTCGATCAGATCATCGAGACGTACCGCGAAGGACGTGGCGCCACCATCGACCTGTTCGGCACCACCTGGATCGTCGGCGCCGGCAACACCAACAGCGGCTTCCGCTACCGGCTCCAGAACAACGAGCTTGGCGTCATCGTCCTGTTCTACGCCCGGCACACCAAGGCCGAAGACATCGGTACCCACCTCAAGATCGAGCTGTCACCCCACTTCATCCACGAGCGCAGTACCGCCGATATCCAGACCTACCTGGACAGTATCGCCAAGGAACTGCTGGCCCACGTCGAGCCCATGGGCTGTGCCGTCCACCTCGCCCTGGACGTCCAGGGCTGGAAGCCCCCGAAAGACTTCATGGACCGCTTCGTCACCCGCTCCAAAAAGGTCACCAAGATCGACGGCATCGACGATTTCAGCTTCAACCACGGCACCATCGCCACCACCTACGGCAACGCCGAAACCTTCATGTTCGGCACCGCCAGTGCGCTCCAGTGCTGCATCTACAACAAGACCAAGGAAGCCCACGCCCGCGACAAGATCCACTTCTGGGAAAGCATCTGGAACACCGCCTCCAGCGACGACCCCACCGTCTCCGACTACGACCCCGACCGCGACGTGTGGCGTATCGAGATGCGGTTCCATCAATCCGTGCTGCGGGAGTTTGCCCAGGGCGTCCCCTGCAACGTCGACACCGGCGAATGCCTGGATATGGACCACGGATTCAAGCGCTTCATCGACACCGTGCCCCACCTCACCGGCCTCTGGCAGACCGCTCTCGGCAAGTACCGCCTCGACCACTCCCGCAACCTCATCGACAGCGCCTGGCAACTGCTCCAGGAAGACGCCCGGTTCTACGATCACGAACCGCACTTTCTCTACAAACGGGCCCGCAAGGCCCCTGGGCTCGGCAACGAAAAGAACGTCGCCCTGGTCGTGGGTAACCTTATCTCGCTCTACGCACGCCAGGGCTTCACCACCCAACAAGCCATGAACGGCCTCACGCGCTGCGGTGCCTGGGACGACATCGCCAACTACTACCGGAGACGGGGGATAGACGCCGATCAGCTACGACTACTCATCTCGCAACGGCTCGTCGAAAGGCGATTACTGGGGAAGGCTGCCTAGTGGCGATCAAGAAAACGGATTCTGGCTGGAAGGTAGACGTTCGTCCGAATGGTCGAGACGGTAAGCGCGTTCGCCGTACCTTCAAGACTCAGGCCCAGGCACGTCGGTTCGAAAACAAGATCCTCGCCCAGGTCGCCGATGGCAGCCGCTACACGCCCACCAAGCGCGATAACCGCCGTCTCTCCGAACTCGTCCAGATGTGGTACGACTTCCACGGCGTCTCACTCAAGGATGGCAAGCGTCGCTATCAGCAGCTCCTGGCATTGGCTCACAAGATGGGTAACCCCGTCGCCAGGACCATCACCCCGATGGATGCCGCCCGGTTTCGGCAACAGCGTCTCGCCGACGGCCTCACCCCAACCACCGCCAACCACGATCAAGCCCACATGAGAGCCGTGTTCAATCGCGTGGCCAAGCTCGGGGAGTGGCACCTACCCAACCCCTTCGCCGGTATCCAGCCTCTCAGGATCGACGAAACCGAGTTGAGCTACCTCACCGAATCGCAGATCGGCGACCTCCTCGCGATACTCGACCGCCGCGCCAACAAGGATGCCGCGCTTATCACCCGGCTCTGCCTCGCTACCGGTGCACGTTGGTCCGAATCGCAATATCTCCGAGCCGAAATGCTGCGTGACGGCCGAGTCACCTTTACCGGCACCAAGAACGGGCGCAATCGCACCATCCCACTACCCCAGGGGCTCTACCAGACGCTCGTTGCGCACGGTCGATGCATAGGCCGTCTCTTTCCGACCACGGGCTACAACCCATTTTCGGAGGCCATAAAGGAAGCGGGTATTCAGCTACCAAAGGGACAGCGAACGCACGTTTTACGCCACACCTTTGCTAGCCATTTCATGATGAATGGCGGTGACGTATTAACGCTGCAAAAGATACTGGGACATCAGACAATTACGATGACAATGCGCTATGCCCATCTGTCGCCCGACCACCTGGCAGACGCCATTAAATACGCGCCAAAGGTCGATGGACAAAGTGTGGACACTGACGAGAAACCGTAA